GTATGATAAATTATCCAATTCATCAATTACAATCAGAGATGATTCTTCTACTTCAGATGTTATAAACTTAGGTGAAACATTAATATTTGAAGGTGGTAATGGTTTAACCACAACCGTAACAAATAATAAAGTTTCTATAAGTGCTGACGGAAATGTTGTAACAGAAACATCTACTGATACATTAACAAATAAAAGTATAAGTGGATCAACTAACACATTATCTAATATAGGTAATGGGTCATTAACTAATTCAAGTGTAAACTTTGGTGGTGTAACATTATCATTAGGTGCTAGTGATACGACACCTGCATTTGATTTAACTGACGCAACTTCTTATCCTACTTCTTCTTTAGTTGGTACTATTACAAATGACCAATTAACAGGTAGTATTGCTAACACTAAACTTTCAAATTCTGCTGTAATAGTAGGATCAACTTCAATAGCTTTAGGTGCCACAGCAACAACACTTGCTGGCATAACTGATATTACTGCTGGTTCAATTAATATTGCTGGTAATGTAATCAAGTCAGTAGATTCTACAGTTGTAGAAATTGGAGATGGTGATGGATTAAGTGTTGCTGGTAATTTAACAGTTGCAGGTAACTTTACAGTTAGTGGTGATACCACAACTTTATCATCTACAAATACAGTAATTACTGATAAACTTTATGAACTAGCTAATGGAACAACAGGAACACCTTCAGGTGACGCTGGTATAGTTATAGAAAGAGGAAATGAAAGTAACGCATTTATAGGTTATGATGAAAGCGAAGATAAATTTAAAGTAGGTGTAGGTACATTTACAGGAGCTTCAACTGGTAACTTAACTATAACAACAGGTACACTACTTGCCAATATAGAGGGTAATGTAACCGGCGCTGTTACAGGTAACGCTGATACAGCTACAGCATTAGCATCAGCAGTTAATATTGCTGGACAATCATTTGATGGATCAAGTGCTATCAATATAGCGTCAACAGATTTATCAAATACAGCTGCTATCACATTATTAACTAGTACACAAACACTTACAAACAAGACTTTAACTAGTCCTAAAATCAATGAAGATGTAGCAGTTACAGCGACAGCTACCGAGTTAAATTACACAGATGGCGTTACAAGTGCTATTCAAACACAATTAGATACAAAAACAACACCTGCATTCGCTATAGCTCAAGCTGTGGCACTAGGATAGTTTATAAATAGTAGGGAAAAGAGATAACAATGGCTAAACCATCAACAAGAGAAACGTTAAAACAATACGCTTTAAGAGCGCTAGGGAAACCTGTGATTGATATAAACGTTGATGATGACCAACTAGAAGATAGACTAGACGAGGCATATCAATATTACGCACAATATCATTATGATGGTATACGAAGAACATATTTAAAGTATCAATACACACAAGATGATTACAATAGAATGACAGTAGATGGTTCAGTTGAATCACAATCTAAAAATTCTGTTACTACAAATTGGAAAGAGGGACAAGGTTTTTTAGTTGTACCTGAAAGTGTCATATCTGTAATTAATGTATTACCCTTTTCAAGTAAAGGTAATTTAAATTTATTTGATGTTAGATACCAATTAAGATTAAATGATCTATACGACTTTTCTTCTACTTCTATTATTAACTATGACAATGTATTAAGACATTTAGACTTTTTAGATCATATACTTGTTGGTGAAAAACCTATGAGATTTAATCAAAACGATAATAGACTATACATTGATATGGATTGGAAGAATGATTTACAAGTTGGTGAGTATCTAGTTATAGAATGTTATAGAAAATTAGACCCAACTACTTTTACAGATGTTAATGATGATCTATTTTTAAAAAGATATGTAACAGCTTTATTCAAAAAACAATGGGGCGCTAATCTTATCTAAATTTAATGGTGTTGCTATGTTAGGTGGAGTTACATTAAATGGTCAACAAATATTTTCAGAAGCTTTATCTGATATAGAAAAATTAGAAACAGAATTAAGAACTACTTACGAATTAAATCCAGCAATGATGATAGGATAATGCCATGCCAGTTAATCACTATTTCCAAGATGGTAAGGGTATCGGCAATCAATCCGAAAAAAGACTTTACGAAGATTTAATCATTGAAGGCCTAAAGATATATGGCCAAGATGTTTATTACTTACCACGGACACTAGTTAACAGAGACTTAATTTTAGGCGAAGATATGTTGTCTAAATTTTCATCTGCGCTTTTACTTGAAGCGTATATGGAAACAACTGAAGGCTTTGCTGGTGAACAAGAAATAGTTAATAAGTTTGGTTTAGAGATTAGAGAAGATACAACCTTTATGATCTCTAAAAGAAGATTTAATCAAGCAGTAGATGAAAAAGCTACATTGATTGCTGAAGGTAGACCAAACGAAGGCGATATAATTTATATGCCTTTGATGAATAGTTTTTTTGAGATACAGTTCGTACAAGACCAAGAGCCGTTCTTTCAATTAGGACAATTACCTGTTTACAAACTAGTATGTACTAGATGGGAATATAGTTCAGAAGAATTGAATACAGGTGTTAGTGGAATAGATGCTGCTGAAGACAAATATAGTTTAGATTTATTAGCTCATCAATTTACATTAGAGAATGAAGTTGGTTCAATGGTATTAGAAAATGATAGCGCAAGTGGTGATGTTAATTATCTATTACTTGAAACTTACGACTTACAAACTCAATCAGCTTACGCTCAAAATAATGATTTAGATAGCGAAGCTGGTTTTGATACATCTTCTGCTGGAGATGATATATTAGATTTTACAGAACGTAACCCATTTGGAGAGGTAGATTTCTAGCATGTTTGGAACTTATTTTTATAACGAAAGTATGAGAAGAATGACCATAGGCTTTGGTCAAATATTTAACAACATACTAATTAAAAGACGAGATAGTGCTGGTAATATTAGTCAATCAATTAAAGTGCCACTAGCATATGCTCCAAAAGAAAAATTTTTAGCAAGACTAGATGCTCAACCAAGTTTAGATAATAGAGAGTTTGCTGTAACTTTACCTCGTATGAGTTTTGAGATTTCAGGTATCGCATATGACTCTAGTAGAAAATTAACTAGAGTACAAAAATTCAAACACGTTAAGGCTGGTAATGAGGGTAAAGTATTAAACTATAACTTTGTTCCTGTTCCTTATAACATATCTTACAATTTATATTCTTTTACAGCGAGTGCTGAAGCAGGTCTACAAATTATAGAACAAATACTACCGTTCTTTCAACCTGACTATACTGTAACAGTAAACGCAATACCAGAATTAGATATAAAGAGAGATATACCAATAGTTTTAAATAGTGTTAATTATGAAGACACTTATAATGGCGACTTCTCACAAAGAAGAGCTGTTATCTATACATTAGGGTTTACTGCGAAAACTTACTTATTTGGCCCTGCGTCAACTCAAAAAGTTATCAAAGAAACTCAAACTGATCTATATACAGACACAGATACAACTAATAAAGCAAGAGAAGAACGAATTATAATAGTCCCTAATCCTACGTCAGCTGACGCAGATGATGATTTTGGATTTACAACAACTATACAAAACTATAATGACGGTAAAAAATACAGTACAATAACTGATTCAGACGAATAAATAGTATAAATAATAGGTAAGAGAGAGATAATCAATTATGGCAATTAACAAGATAGTAAAAAATTCACTTGGAGCAGACGCAATTGACGCTACTAAAATAGCTGACAATGCTGTTGAATCAGCTCAAATTAAAGCTGACGCTGTTGACGCTACTAAAATAGCAGATGACGCAATCAGTGAAGAACATTTAGATACAACTGCAATCCTTGGTAATGCAGAGTTAAGTGAAGCTGCGAATAGTGGTGACATTTTACTAATTTACGACACAAGTGCTGGCGTTCTCAAAAAAATCTTAGCAAGTAATATAGGATCACAGGTTGTCACATTGACATCTGTATCACCTACTAATGCATTATCAGGTGATGGTACAGGTAATCATACTTTTGTAATTACTGGAACAAACTTTACGGGTGGTTCAGCTGAATTAATAAATAATAGTGGTACAATAATAAACTTTGATTCAGTCACAGTAAATAGTGCCACACAAATTACTGGAGTTATTGCTAAATCTAGTTTACCAAATTCAGGTGAGCCTTTTGATGTTAGAGTTTTAGGATCCAATGGTGCACAAGCAACATTAAGAAATCAAATAAATGTTGATGCCTCTCCAATTTTTGTAACTGCTTCAGGTTCTTTAGGATCAAAATTAACTGGTGTTGCAGGTAGTTTTGCTGTAAACGCAACTGACCCAGATTCAGCAGGT